ATGGGATTCCGCCAAATTCGCGTCAGCGACCTCACTGGTGCGGAAGCAACCGAGGACGAGATCGTCACGATCGTCGTCCGCAGCCACCCCGATCTCGATGAGCCGAAGCAGTTCGACGCTCTCCCGATCGAGGTCAAGGATCTCAAGCCCGCCGCCAACCTGGTGTCGCTGGAGATCCGCAACGGGCAGACGACCGAGATGGTCGTCACCCTGGCCGAGTTCAACAAGCTCGCGCCGAACATCAACGCCGTGCTGGAGAACGCCGATGGCCTCAAGGGCCGTCGCAAGGGCTACAAGCCCAGCTCCTGACCGGTCCACCGACGCCCGTATCTCCCGCTTGAGCGACCCGACTGCTCGCGGGGGGTACGTGCCCTTTCAATTCCTGACGAAGATGCGGATCAAATTGACAACGGCACCGCCGATAGTCGCGACCACCCCCACTCGTCGCCAGGCCTCGTTGTTGCGCTCTTTGTCGAACTCGTTCGTGGACATGGTTTCCTTCCCTCAGCGACCATCGAGCCGTACTTGTGTGGACGTCTCGTTTCTGCCCTCTTCCCTGTAATCACAATACCGAGCGTTCAAGCAGCACCCCGGGCCAGGACGAATCAACTTGACTTCGCCTTCCGCCGCTAACAGGCCCTATAGGCCCCTATAGTGCGCTGTGGTATGCAGGGGTCGTCGTCGAAAGATCTCGCACCTTGTCCTGGCATGTCTTAATCCCGGGCGTGTCGCAAAGAAGAAGCCCCGCTGGCTGCGGGGCTCTTCACGTTCAGGGGAGCGGACGTACTCGGGTTCGCTCGACCTCCGGCCAGCGCTCCTTCAGGCTCAGCACGGACTGGTACGCGGACTTCCAGGTGTCGAACGGCATGTTCATGTCCTTCCAGTCGGTCGCGTCCTTCAGCCACACCTCGGCGGTGAACCGCGAGCCTCGGATGACGAGGTCGACGAAGTACTCATCCACGTCGCTCAGGCCGTCCTCGTTAGTGCGGGTGAGTCCAGTGAGGACGATCGAGCCGCGGAGGAACGGGCTGGTGCTCACGTTGGGCGAGTGGGCCAGGAGCAGCCACATCGCGTGCTGGTTGAAGGGCTTGTTGTTGAGCGCGGCCTCGTCGTTGATCCAGAGGGTCGCTCCGGGTTCGATGAGGTCGAGGATCTCGAACCAGCCGTCGACGAGTGAGTGGATCTGCTCTGCGCTGGTGAGGTCGCAGAGGTAGGGGTCTTCGGTTGCCGGTAGTACGAGCGCGGTCGTCATGACGCCTCCCTGATCGTGGATGTTCAGCGCGACCGGTCGGTCACGCAGTCGCACAAGCGATCAGGCGGTCTTTGACCACCTCAGTTGATCCGTCTCCTCGATGTGGTGGGTCCGGCACAGGTAGCGGAGGTTGCTCACCACGAACTTCAGCTCCGGGTGGGAGCCGCGCTTCTGGATGTGGTCCACGTCGAGGTTGGTCGTGACAGTGCAGCCTTCCCGGCTGCAGACGCGTCCGAAGTTCTTATCGAGGTACGGGCGCGCCACTTCATCGCGGAACGTCGCCCAGAGCCGAGCCTGCTTCCCCTGCTGGGGTATGGGTTTCGCTCGTGCGATCGTGCAGCTTCGACAGCGATTCTGGATCGCGTTGTAGACGGTGATCGCCGTACCGCATCCCTTGCACTTCCTCACTACAGATCCGGTTGACTCACGCATGGAGCGCTCCGTCACCCTGCTTCCGACTACGCAGGAGCAGCGTGCGATCTGTCAGACCAGCGAGGGAGAGCTGAGCGAGTGCAGCGTGCGCGTGGAGCCCGAGCGACCGGATCAGCTCGTCGAGCGCCTGGTCGGTCGTGTCTTCGTTCTCCTCAGCCCAGGCCCAGAAATCTGGACTGGCCTCAGCTTCGTCTAGACCGATGCTCCGGTCCTCACGCAGGAGGTTCACCCAGCCCACGCGCTCAACGAGTTCAGCGTGATGCTCCTGGATGCGGGTGACGTGCTCAGCGCGTGTCTCGGCCGGCTGCACGGCGTAGAGCGTCTCCAGCCCGAATAGAGCAGGGTCTCTTGGGTGTGAGGGAGTGGTTCGTTCGATGATTGTGTCCTCCTAGTTCCGCGCACCTGCGAGGTATGCGCGGAACTAGGAGGTCGACGGATCGGTGGGTACCCGTCGACCAAGACTGGAACGTACGACAAGGGGAACTTAGATCGCACGTCCATCCGGACCGTCCGGTCCCCGCCCCTCAACACGGGCGGCGACGATGAACGAGCCGGATGGATCAACGACTGCATCGCGGGGCGACGATTCGAACGTCGCAGTTGGGAGAGCTATTGGAGAGGAAAATCCCCACGCAGGACCTCTCGGTCACCGCTCTCATCGGCCTAAACTTTGGCCTAGCGTTCTTCCTTCACGCTTCCCATGTGCATTATCTGTCGTTGAATTGGTTGTGAAAGGTGCGAGACGGCTGTTCTATTATCGTTGCGAGCACTAAACGTCTGCCACGGTATTGACGCTCACCGCCTAAATAGTGCGTCGAAACACACTTTGATATTCGCACTTCTACTCAGTGTGGTCAATACTGATTTGGCCTGCTCTTACAATCTGGTCGGTCGCCGAGAACACCTGGCGCACGTCGACTTCACTGGGCTCACCGCCTCGTAGCCAGTGCTGCACGTACGCGCGACTCTCGCTCGCGTCCATGTGGCTCTCAGCACCTAGCTGGTGCAGCGTGAGGTAGGCGGTGGACTCTGCCTGGAACTCATTGATGCCCTGATGCATCGCCTCACGGTCGTCCTCGTCGTCCGACGCGTCCTCGGCGTGACCCGCGACCACGTGGCCGAGTTCGTGCACCTTGGTCTTGAACGGATATGGAGCAACGGGGGAGACCGCGATCGTGCGGTCGTAGGCGTAGCCCATGACGTTGCCGTTGTAGAGGCGGAACGGTTCCTCCGTGATGTCCAGCGTCTCGAGGGCTCGTGCTTCGTCCCAGTTCGGTGGCACGTACGGAGGCAGCTCGCCCTCGCCGGCCACCTGTGCATAGTGGAAGAGCGCACGCACAACCTTGAAGCGGCGCATCATCTTCGGTTTGTCAGGTTCGGAATCGTGAGCTGGCTCAGCCTGCTCGTCACCCTTCAACTTGATGGTGATGGGTCGGAGGATCGAGTACGCCCGCTCGCCCTTCTTCACGTGGTAGCCAAGCTCCTGCCACCGCTTGAAGGTGGCGACGGGCTCCGGTGGGCAGCCCTGTATGGCTAGGAAGCCGATGTTGCGCACGGAGTACGGGTGGAATCGGCTGTAGCTGTCTCCGAACGATCCCTCGACGGTGAGGATCGACTCCAGCAGCTCAGCATTGCTCGGGACGTCAATGGGCGGCTGACGCTCGCTCATGCGTCCCACCCGCAGCGCTCACCGCCGTCGCATGGGTGGTGTGCTCGTTGGCGTGGGCAGCGTCCGATGTCGTGGAGGACGCGGTGGAGGAGCGCGATCATCGCGCGGCTCGTGGTTGTAGTTGGTAGTTGTGGTTCATGTCACCTCCTTCGGAGTCGTTGATGCGGGTTGTCAGCCCTATTGTGTGACCGTGGACTGGATTCAGGACGTACTTAATCGCACGAGCTGGCTAGAACTCGTTGCTGCATTCGTCAGCGTCGTGGTCTCGGTGATGATCGCCCTGCGGCTCCAACGGCGCGACTTCCTGAAGAGAGAGCACGAGTCTCGAATCGCAGAGGACGCGAGGATCGCGGAGCGAGCAAGAGAACGTCGACGGGAGTTGATGGCGCGAGCCTTTGATCTCACAACTCGTGCTACGGAACTCTCTCTAATGGGTCATCTCGGGCGCGATGTCACGCTCGATCGCGAGGTCTTCATAACCCAGGTCCGGAACGTCTCACGACTCATTGAGGCGGAGGGTGATTATGTGGACAGGGCGGTCGGGGACAAGTTTCAGAAGTGGGTCGTGAAGCTCGCGTCTTACCAGGTCGGTCTCAGTACACGACCGGATGATGAGCGCCTCGCAAACCTGTCATACCACTTGGAAAAGTCATCCTCCGGTGTCTGCGCGAAGATGCTGGACTGGTACAGGGGAACTGCGACGCCTTGGGAGTGGAAGAAGCCATACTAGGTTCGCGACCCGTACCAAACGGCGGGCGTACGACACGTGTTAGTGCCCCGCCGCTCGATGCGAGTCGCGACCTGTGGAAAAGTGGTCGGGCCCATCGTAGTTGACGGCGTCGCCCGATCCTGCTGTGCGATGCATACAAGGCCACGAACGCGTGTTGCTGTCCAACTTTTGAACTAATTGACAAGGTGCAGTTCTGTGGTCTGGCTAACGTCGCTCCTGCGACCCCTGGTGCGAACGTCGCAGAAGATATGTTGGGCGACTCGACGCTATTCCGACTAAATCTTTCTCTCGACCCAGTCGTCGATCTCAATCTCATCATTGCGGATGAAGGTCAGGTCGTTCGTTGAGGGCATCTCGTCCTCAAGTTCGGCAGCATATGTCTCGGGATCATCGTCACCAATTTCCCGCTCGATTTCTCCATATATTGTCATCTTCACCTGAAATGCGTATGTGGCCATACGACCTCCTTGTGTTTAAATGGTTCTATCTATGCACGACCGCTACGACATCGAGGAGATCCTCTACTACGCCCAGAAGGGCATGTCAGCTCGCTTCATCAGGGAGGAGCTGGGGCTCTCGATCTCGGAGCGTCAGGTGCAGCGTCTGGTCGCAACCCGTCTGGGCCGACGACCGACGCGTCAGGCGATACAGCGGCCTGACTCGCTTCGTGACCGTGTGGTTGCCTACATGGAGTCGCAGGGACTCGATCGGTACTACTGCACTGCGTGTGAACGGCGCCGGCTGGAGCCTGGCTTCATCCGCGCGCTGAACGCTGACCGATCCCTCGACGTCCTGGTGTTCGTGTGCCGCCACTGCTCTGTGGCGAGTGACGTCTAGGCGGCGGTACTCTTCCGGCGTCGCGACCTCGCTCCACCGATCCGGCCCGCCACTCTCGCCAGCTCACGGTTGGCCGCGAAGCCTCCTGTGTTGCCGTTGCGTCCGCCTTTGCTGCCGATCCGCTTGTAGAAGTCCGGATCGTTCGCGAGGTTCTTCGCAGCGGCTTTCTGGCCGCCCGCCTTGGGCCCCGCCATCAGCGGTTACCCCAAGGCCAGGTGCGCTTGTTCTTCTTCGCCATGATCATGTGCCGCTGGGCGTCGAGGCGGTCGTTGAGATCGCTCACCGCATCTTCGAACTCTGATCGTGGGACGTACTTCTCGTTCATCTGGAGGTCGACGCCGAGCTGTGCTTCAGCGGGGTCGACGACGGCAGTCTTCACGCCACGCGAGCGGGAGACGGGCTTGAGGCCGGCCTTCTGCGCGTCGTGGAACTTCCGGTCCTTCGCGTTGGCGATGAAGGAAGTGCGCTGCTGCTTCGCGAGGACGAACCCTGGCCACGTCTTCGTCCGCTTCACTGTGCGGATGGTCTGGGTCGAGACGTGGTGGAACTCCGCCATCTCAGCGACGCTCCTGCGTCCGTCTCGTATGTCTCGTGCGATCGAATGGAACTTGATCTTGGTTAGCTTCTTACTCACTTGGTGGTTCCTTGGGCTGTGCCCGTTAGTTGTCTTGGTGCCAGCAGTTTGAGCAACTCGGCTCGTGCTGGTTGGTGCTCGCAGTCGGCGCAGAGGCCGTCACTGTCGAGCGTGGTGCTGCGGTTGAGACACGCACGGCAGGTGCCCACCGTCTGTGCCGCGCGCTCCAGGATCTCCCCCTCAGAGTGCATCTCCCGCTCACGGTCGCTGAAGTACCCGAAGACCTGCATCACTGCGCGTCCTCTACGTCTGAATCGGACCGCGCGTCAATCTGGTCGGCGATGGCTTCGATGCTTTGCCGCGACAGCAGGGCCATACTGACCCAGTTGCCTTCAACCTGTAGCTCTACCTTGTAGAGGCCGTATGGTCCTGACGGCGATGCGTCATCTAAACGGCTCACTGCGCGTCCTCTAGCTCACCAAGCTTGTCGATGATCGCTGAGGCGTCAGCGCTGCTCTTGACCTTCTCGAGGGTGTTCGCCACCCACTCTTGGTCCTTGCCCTTGCGTTTCGCCAGCGTCTCGATGAGACCGATCTGTTTCTCGCTGGCGGCCTTCGTCATTGACGGGGTCCGGGTGGTGGGTAGCTTCGCCTCCTTGCCCGCGTCTCCGTCATCGTCCTCGCCTTCGACAGCGATGCCGAGGGCGGCGCTGAACGCATAGCGACGGTAGTAGGTGATAACGGACCCGACGTCTTGAGGGGAGACCCCTTCGATTGGAACGGGGATGCGAGTCTCCTCACGCTCACCTGACTCGTGGCGGATGATCGTCTTGAGGTAGGTCGAGCCGTTGTCGGCCTCGTCGATTGGTTGCGTGACTGAGAGCTTGTTCTTTTTCAGGTGTGGCTGTGCCGTGGCCTCTACGGTGGCAAGGTCCGCGTACTTGTACTTGCGGCTCCCTGCTTGACCGGAGGATGTGCGCTTGACCACAGGCATATCGCCGCGAAATGCGACGAGCGCTGCGGCTAGCTGATTACCTTCGTTGGTCCCTTCTGCCATGAGTATTCTCCTTCTTCAGTTGTATTAGTATCTGTCGCAGCTCCTTCCTCTTCTCGATCGCGAATGAGCCGTTCCGGACGCTGAGGTTGGCGAGCAGTGTGACGACCGAGATCTTCTGTCCGGTTCGTTCTGTCTCTCGCTGTCCTAGCTTCTTGAGTGCCGCTCGCATGAGTGGATCCCATTGATCTGTTGCTTTGACTTTTGTTGCTCCGCTGCCGTAGCTAGCGCGGTCGATTTTCCAGGTGCCTTCTTCCATGTAGTCGTTTCCTAATGATGTCCCCCTTGTTTGATGTGTTGAGCTTATGGTGCCGGTAGCAAGTTCATGTAGGCAGAGGCTCTACTCTCTTACCACTTGACGAAACGTCTTCTGCCGTAGAGGTAGCAACACTATTACTACCAGCACTACTACGCTCAAATGTTGATGTACACGGATGATCGGCTGTCGGACTCACTTGATGTCCCGCGTTCTTCCTGTGTCTCATTATGCGCTTATGTTCCGAATAGTCAATACTTATACTAGACGGAATGGTATGGGGTTATCCACAGTTCAAAGGAGTCGCTTTAGAGTCGCTTCCCGAGGTGTGGGGATGGCCGTGGCGGAGATGTGCGCTTCGGCTCACGTAGGATCTGCGTCCTGGCAGGGATCCGCGCCTTGTTGACAGGCGTACTGTCGTGTCTCATAGTCACTTCCATGATTCTCCTCGACCGCGACCGCCAAATCGTCCTGTCAGTTGGACGTTTCGGCCAGCTTGCGGCAGGACACATACGAACGATGCACTTCCTGGTTCGTCTGACACGCCCATGTACCGGGCGCTCAACCGGCTCGTCGAGACGAAGTTCCTGGCACGCCTGGAGCGCCGCATGATCGGCGGCACGGGAGCGGGGAGCGGCCAGTACGTCTACCAGCAGGGCGGCAGGGGTGGGCGCTGTGCGGGCGTGAGGGTGCTTACTGGCCTTTCAGGGCGGTCAAGCTGCACACGATGGCGATTGCAGACGCCTACGCGGCCCTCCTGGAGTATCAGCAGAGGGGCCGGCTACGGATCGACAACTTCGAGACGGAGCCCGACAGTCACCGGAAGGTCGGCAACGTCGTCGTGCGCCCGGACCTCTTCATCGACATCGCGGACATCATGAAGCGCCGCAACCTGTCGTTCTGGGTGGAGATCGACATGGGAACCGAGCGCCAGGCTCAGATCAACGAGAAGCTCGCGGGCTACATGGCGGCGCTGGAGGCTGCTGAGTCGTTCGTGCCATACGTGCTGTTTATCGCACCGGAAGAGGAGCGAGCGGCGAAGCTGCGGTACTGGATCAAGCAGTTCGGCGCGGGGGAGTCGGAGATGTTCCTCGTCTCAACGACGCACGCTTTCGCACCTTTGATCTTCGGCTAAGTGGCTTTAATAGTATTGACTATTTCTCGGGGTGAGCGCATAATCAGAGTATAACTAAACAGGGACTAATCTTATGCAACACAACCACAAAGCGAGTACAAGAACCGGCGTAGTGCGTTACTTCTATTCAGAGTCGGTCGAGCCAAGACCTTTCAGCATGTTTAGCACCGACGCGGCTAAACGGTCGGCGAACGCGGCGTGGGCCGATCGAGCCCTGGTCTGGGGTGCGTCTCGTGTCGACCCTTGGGGAAACCTAATTCCCATAAAAGTGGAAGTATGATCGTCAACCCGAAGACCGGTGATATCTTGGATTTGTCGCCACTCAAGCGAACGCCATCCGGTCCGGCCACTAGGCGAGTTGATCAGCGACACGGTCGTCGGAGCAAGATTGTTGAGGCGTACGTGGCGGTCTCAGGTTTTGCTGTCGCCTCTAGCGTCTTCTGGTTCAGCCTCATCGGGTGAGTGTGAGGGGCTCTTACTTCCGTGAGTCCGTCTGAAGCCCCAGTTCTTCGCGTGTAACTGCGACTGGTATCGCTTTCGCTTCAACCCTTCGGCACGCTCGGCATCTATGGCGCTCTGCGGACGCGGCACACTCGGTGGCACTGTGTACCACTTGATCGCGCCTTTCATGTTTTCGCCCGCCTTCATGTAGCGCATTATGGCGTAAGTGAGGCGGAATGACCATAGCGATCTTGACTTAGTCGGCGCGGTGATTCAGAGTAAGGAACACGAAGCTCTCAGTTCAAGATTGCTTCGTCCTAAGTTTAGCCTGTAGGGGGTTGCAATCTAAACGCGTTCCTTCATAATAGAACGTGAACTGAGAGCTAACCGTCCTACCAAGGGCGGTTCTTTTGTAGTCTTGGGAGTCCCTGACTGTTGGCTTCCGTGCAGACGTAAAATGGCACGGTAAAACAGCTCAACGTTTTCGGCTATCGTAAAGCCTGCTTTGTACTGATGGGATCAAAGAGAAACAACCTGCGTACCTTCACAATCCGGTTTCGTGTCAAGGTTCCCGAAAATATCTTCGGGAACCTAAGCGGGGGAGTTGCTACTCAAGCTATCCCTGATGAACCGACCGACTGCACCCCACTCAGGGAATGCTTCAGTACTAACTCCCCGAGCCTGTTTCGCGCTCGACAGGGGGCCTATTTGCTTTGCTTGCTTTTTCCACGCGCTTGATTCGCCTCAGGCGCCTTCGTGCGGTCCTTCTCGCCGTTTGCCTTCGCATCCCACGTACTTCGCTGTCCACGTACGCGCGATAAGCGTCGCCATTCATCAGGTGAGAGGTGCGTCCGGTGAACGCACCGAGGGTAGCTGCAAAAGCGATGAGGAAACCCACGGCGGTCAGGAGGTTCTCTGCGATCGAAAAGTATTGGAAGTCCGTCCATTTCAGAAGAAGAACCGTGGCGAGAGCTACAAAGAGAGGGACAGCCAGCCAGGTGAAGATCTTCTCGTGCACTGGGATTAGCTCGTGGTAATCGTTTAGACGCTTCGCCTGAAAGTCGACCCGACGCTCAAATCTGGTCCTCTGCTCGCCGTCCGGAAGATCCTTCAGCAGCGCAAGGTCGTTCTTCAGTCGTCGATTCCATCGAATTGTTGGGATCGCGAAGGGGACGAGGGCGATGACGGCCGCGGTGAAGAGCGGGAGTGACAGGAAGGACGCAACTGCCTTGATCGTCTCCACCGTTGTCATGCGACCACCGTAGGTCACGCCGCGTCTCCTCGCGCTCGAACATACGTTCGACTACGGTCTGACGCTATGGGATCGAACCGACGCTACGAGGACCACTACGACCGCCTGACGCAGCAGCGCGTGGCGGAGGCCGCAGTACGTCCCGTACCGGTGTCCCTCACCAGCGAGGAGCTCGACGTTGCCAACCACCCCGTGCAGCGGGGGCCGGCGGTGCCTGTACAAGCGTGGGTGCGCTTCAAGGAGCAGCCCGTCATCACGGACGCCTTCGCCGTCGAGCGGAACGACCGGGCCGTGCACGTGGAGTGGAGCATGTCGGACGGGACGAAGCTCGATGCGTGGGTGTGGGCGAACGCCGTGCGGAGAGTGTGAGCGCTAGATTCAAGCCGTGAAGCTGAGTGCGAGCGCATACACGGTGCTGATTCTGTCCCTCGTCAGCGCAGCGTTGACCGGGTGCGCTGCGGACGATCAGGGGTCTACGGAGACGACCTACTCGGGGCCCAGTCAGTTGGACGAGCCATACACGCCGCCAACTGCGTCGTCGAATCTGAGCGTGGATCCCTATGCGTTCCAGCCGTCGCAGTCCACCCCGGAGTGTGATCTCGCTTTCTACAACGTGACCGACAAGGTTTATGGGTCGGCTGATGCCGACAGCGCCTTGGTCGGAACTGCCTTCGCGTGCGAGTCTCTCGACGATTGGGCCACGTCAGCTCGTTCGAATTCTGAGGCCTACGGTGTAAACGAAGAGGCTATGGATGACGAGTTCCTCACTTGGGCAGTGGTCGCGCTTTGCGAGCCCTCAGATTCCGCGCCAGCAGTTCGAACGTTGAAGGTCTGCGCTCAGGCGCTCGAGAAGGGTATTATCCGTGGCTAACCGTGAGTTCGGAACTTTCCCTTTTGTTGCTTGCTGCGTGTTTGCTCTGACTCTTTCGGGTTGCTCAGTCGGGGTGCCTGAGTCTGAGGCGTCACCGAGAAGTACTGCCGTGACCGAGACTAAGGAGCCAGCGATCATCTACGGTGAAGCGCCTATTGACAATAGCTGCGGTGATGCGATGCTTGCCGCGGCCGTCGTCGGCAGTGATGCCGGGAACACCGAGGAACTTATATCTACGGTAGCCATCTGCTACTCACCGATCTACTGGGTCAACGCAGCAAGGGCTTATCCTGAAGCGCTCGGTCTCGCAGAGCCCACGGATGAAGCGCTTGTTCAAGCGTTCTATGACATCTGTATTGAGTCAAAGAAGGAATATGTGATCGGTGCCTGCTATTCCGACGGGGCTGATAAGCTTTTCGAGGCAATGGGCGTCGACTTTTAGGACAGAATAGTATTGACTATTCATAACGTTCGTGCTTAACTTAAGGCAGTCAAATAAACAGGAACACAAACATGACTGACCTAATAGCAATAACAGACTATCGAACGCCGACCAAGATCACGTTCGTCACAGTCAAGTAAGCATAACTAAACAGGAACTACCAATATGAGCAACACGCAACACGAAGACAAGTTCATTCCATCAAAGCAACCGAACTGGTTCCAGCGCATCCTGGCCTCACGAGTCCTCCCATGGTTCCTCGTCACGATCTTCGCCACCGGCGTCGCTGGCATCATCACCGGCTGGATGCTCCGCAGCGAGAACATGGCGCAGGTCAACCAAGCCGTGGCCTCCGCGTCTTTAGAGCAACGCCAGTAGAAGCCGTCTCTACCGCGCCCGACACCAAGACGGCACTCGAACCGCCCGTTGAGCTCATCGAGCCACAGGCGACGCCTCCGCAGGTCGTAGAGGCATCACTAGCACCGAACGGCTGTGAGCCGTACCGACCTCTCGTCGAGCAGTACGCCTGGGACGCCGATGTCGCCCTCGCGGTCATGCGAGCCGAGAGCGGCTGCGACCCGAGCGCGGTTGGCGACCTGAGCCTCACGTACCAGGGGAGCGGCCGGCGCGAGGGGATGAGCTGCGGGCTCATGCAGGTCCGCGTGCTGGCCGGGCGACCGGATTGCGACGCGCTGCTGGACCCGGCAACCAACGTGGCGAATGCGTGGCGCATCTACGAGGCGCGCGAATCGTTCACGCCGTGGTCGGTCTATACCAGTGGCAAGTATGAGCAGTTCCTATAACGCAAGAATAGTATTGACTATTTGAGACCGTCGGCGCATAGTGAAATCACAACTAAACAAGGAATACCTCCATGGTCACATCACAGAGCTACATCGTCGTCGGAGTCATCTTCGCCCTCATCTTCATCGTCACTGGCATCGCCGTCTGGTTCGATCGCAGGCACGAGCGATGAGCCGCGAGACTAAGTTCAGGGTCTGGCAGCCAAAGGAACGAAGGATGCTGTTCAACTGCGGTGTTCAACGACCAGTGGGCGGATACCTTTGGGGATTCGGCGTTCCGGCCGGCGCTGGTGTGGATGACATCGAGCACTATGGTCGCCATGACTCGGTCATGCAGTTCACCGGCCTCCAAGACAAGAACGGCGCAGAGATATACGAGGGCGACATCTTGCTCGGCGCGTACAACGCTGTCTACGACTACGCTCGTTGGTCAGTGTCGTTCCGCGATGGTCGCTATCAGACCGATTGTGTTGCGCTACATCAGAAGGACGACGGCTTCCGCGACATCAGCCACGGCGGGTACTCCAATCCGTACCTCGACGGGAAGACGTGTGCGTCCTTCGAGGGCATCGGTAACATCCATGAGAACCCGGACCTCCTCGCGTGACCGACCACCTCGACACCCTCCGCTCCGCCCTTCACGTGCGCATCAAGCTCGCGGCCGACGCTCGGCGCGCTGCTCGCATCAAGCCGTCGTCCTGCGCTCACACGTGGGAGACGTTCAAGCAGACCGTGACGGCCGAGAACGTCGGCTTCACGGGCACGGCGTGGTTCGTCGTGCGCGGGTGCAGGCGCTGCAAGGCGAAGGTGCTGGTGGACTACGTGGTGGAGGGCGGTCGCTAGGCTCGCGCTGTGACGATGTGGTGGCTCTTCCGTTCGATCCGACGGCTTCAGCGGGCCCTGAGCTTGGCTTCGTTCCTCACTCTCTGGTCGATGGCAGCCCTATGGGACTTATGGTGGCGAGGAACCCTGCAGAACATTCAATGGTTCAACTGGGGCTCGGTAGCCGATTGGATGGCGGGAATCGGCACGGTTGCGGCGTTTGGGATTGCTGCGGGGGCGCTAGTCAGAGATCATCGGCTAAGGCAGCGATCATTCGCGGATAACGTGAGCGTGTGGATTCTCCGCCGCGAGACTAGATCTGAAGGCGGCAGAGGTGCCGTGACGCAGATCATCGTAACCGCGCATGTGTTCAACGGTAATACGTCTCCGATCCCGTACGGTTCGTTTCTCGCTACGCCCGATAGGTATAGCATTTCGAACGTCCCCTTCGGAGCAAAAAGGAGCAAGAAGACGGGGGTGAAAATCTCTAGGGAGGCACCTCGCGGACTTGCAGCGGGTAAAGGATTCGACATTTCCTGGACGTACGACAAACTCGCGGCGGACGCACCATTCATTGTTCGCTTTCAGGACAATTCTGGCCAGATCTGGTTCAAGAGCATCAGCAGCGGCAAGTACGTGAGCGAAGGTGAGGCAAAGGAGCGCTTTCCTCGTGGTTTTGCCGCTGTCATTCCTACCAAGCCAAATTCTGATTTAGATGCGCTCCTGGCGGTACTTGAGCCCGCGAAAGACTAAGGCAAGCCAGTTGCGCGCGCCGACAGACGCGGTGTTTCAACAGTTGCGCTCTGGTCGCTTCGTCCGCTAGGTTCCGAGCAAACCCGAGAGGACGCCGCGATGCGACGCACGTACGGAACCGCGCTCGCGGCTGGGACCGCGCTGATCCTGCTGGCCGGATGCTCATCAGGCGATGCGCCCGCTCCTACCGAAGAAGACGTGGCCTCGCAGTACGTCTCGACCGAGCGCCCTGCGATCCTTGACATGTTGACGCCTTCTGCCACCCCAACCCCCAGCAGCACGAACGCCATCCCGCAGCAGTACTCCATCAACGAGCCGATCGCGAACCCAGCGGGGTATACGGCTGACTTCATGGTCGATTACGTCGGGGCGACGTGGAGGTCGGACATAACCACTTCGGCGCCTGGCTACACGTCATTGAGCCGTGGCGCCGGTGATTATGTGCAGGTGGAGAATACGACTACGGGGCGAACCAACCCGATGCGAGTCGCGGTCGTTCTGACGTCTGCTTACCCGATTGATTCTCCGGCATGCTCAACCGCGCTTCAGCGCAACTTGAATTGGACGTTTACTAACGACACTCGCTGCTTCATCAGCCAGGGTCAGTACGTCATGTCCACCGGTGACCTAGTAGTGGATGAGTTCCAGACTCTGGCTCTGACGGATGGTACCGTCGCAAAATTTGAGGACGTTCCCGAGGAGTCCGCGGATTCTGTGCTCGCTTCGTTGAACGCACCGCTTGGTTATGCCGTGTTGGCTTTCGACTCAGACCTGCATCCTAAGCTCTGCGGAACGACGGGCAGTGTCGGTGAGAGCAATCCGGTCGCGTACCAAACGAGCCCCGAGGTGTGCGGCTAGCTATTCACAAGCGGCCCTCGTTGTGTCATAACTAGAGCCATATGGCGGACCCCGTCCAATCAGGCGACCAACAGGCAAGAGAAATGCCGAAGAAGCTCCTCAAGTCAGGGGTCGATCCTTCCGTAGGCGCGGCCACCCAGTTCAAGCCTGGTGTCTCAGGCAACCCTGCCGGGCGTCCAAAGGGTTCGATCAGCCTCAGCCAGCGCATCCAGCAGATGCTCAACGACGAAGAGTTCGAGGCCTGGCTGCCCGACGCGAAGACTGGCTTCACCGAATTCAAGGGCGCGCCGGCCATCGCCATCATCAAGGCGGCGATCATCCGTGCAGCTACCGGTGACCTCAAGGCGGCGGACTGGCTCGCGAAGTACGGCTATGGCACGAAGATCGAGCTGACTGGCGAGGACGGCGGTCCCGTGAAGGCGCTCGTCGAGTTCATCGACCCGTCTGGTGAGATAGCGAAGGCCTCCGAGTGACGAGGAGGTGCGCGAAAACACGGCGTTTCATCCACGACGCAGGAATCCTGACGTCACGAGACGCATAAGTGGACGGCAACCCGGCCGTCCACATCAAGTTCCTCGCTGAGTTCCGCGAGCTGTTCAACCCGTCCTGGCGCAACATCGTCTTCTACGGTGGCCGCGGTTCGGGCAAGTCGCAGCACGTCGCCCTGGCGCTCATCCTGCGGGGCCGGCAGTCGAAGTTGCGCATCCTCTGCACCCGCGAGATCCAGAACACGGTGAAGGACTCCGTGCACAAGCTCCTCAAGGACATCATCGATCGCTACGGCTTCACCGACTACGAGGTGACCGACAAGACGATCCGCAACAAGCTCACCGGCACGGAGTTCATCTTCAGCGGGCTGCGACACAACGTGAACGAGATCAAGTCGATGGAGGGGATCGACATCGCATGGGTCGAGGAGGCTCAGAGCATCAGCGAGGCCAGCCTGAAGGTGCTCGCTCCGACCATCCGGAAGCCGGGCAGCCAGCTCATCTTCACGTTCAACAGACTGAACGAGCTCGACGCCGTGTACGTGCGATACGTGATGAACCAGCCAGCAAAGACGTACTGCCGGCAGGTCAACTACGACGTCCTCGAGCGGGCCGGTCTACTGCCCGACTCCCTGAAGCTGGAACTGGAGGCCGACAGGGCGAACCCATCGACCTTCGCGCATGTCTGGCTCGGGCAGCCGATGGACCAGGCGGACAACGCGATCATCGGGCGCACGGCCATCATCACCGCCATGGAGCGCACGGTCTCGGACGAGGGTGCGGTCGAGGTTGGAGCCGACATCGCGCGCATGGGCAACGACCGAACCGTCTTCACGAAGCGGAAGGGCCTCAGGCTCGTCGAGTCGAAGGAGTACACCAAGCTCCGGACCACGGAGGTCTGTGACAAGCTCGAAGCGTTCGTGGATCACGACAAGACGATCCTCATCAAGATCGACGACACGGGCGTGGGTGGGGGAGTCACCGACGAGATGATGCTGCGCGGCTACCTGGTGCTGCCGATCAACTTCGGTGCGAGCGCTCGGGACGTCGACCACTACCCGAACCTCATCTCGGAAGCGTGGTTCTACCTAGCGTCGATCACCGAGACGATCTCGCTCGACATGGACGCTGACCTCCTCATGGAGCTGTCTTCGCGCCAGTGGAAGATGGACACCAAGGGCCGGCGGGGTGTCGAGAGCAAGGCCGACTACAAGAAGCGCGGCTATCGATCGCCGGACAAGGCAGACGCATTGATCCTTGCGTATTACTCACGCATCGTGGATCCAGTCGATGATCCGGATGACGATGACGAGGATGGCGAATTCGCAGGATTGATGGACGAGAGCTTTTAGCGTACATTCAAAAGCAGATGGGAATACTGAAGCGTAAAGAACTACTGAAGGAAGTCGGAGAATCCGGCACTTCTATTGCTTCGGGCCAGATCATTGGCGAGGACTACAACTGGAAGCTCCAGGGCGAGCGAGCCCTCGCGGTCTACGACGAGATGCGCCGCAGCGACGCCACTGTCTCTGCCGCCCTCGACGTCGTCAAGTACCCGGTCATCAGCACTGAGTGGGACATCGACCCAGCCAGCGACGACCAGGCTGACATCGACGTCCGCGACTTCGTCAAGGAGTGCCTGTTCAACATAGTCGACTGGAGCAAGTTCCTCGACGAGGCGCTGACCTACCTCGACTTCGGCTTCGTCGTCTTCGAGATGGTGTTCGAGCCGCGTGTCGTCAACGGGGCCACCCGCATCGCGTTGACCAAGCTCGCCTACCGCAAGCAGACGACAATCCAGCGCTGGCTGACCGAGGACGAGCAGCCCGGCGTCACCCAGGTGACCAACAAAAACCGTTTCTCGATCGCGCAGCAGAAGCTCATGCGAATCACCCACAAGCAGGAGGGTGACAACTACGTCGGCCGCTCACTGCTCCGTGCCGCGTACAAGCACTACATCAAGGACAAGCTCTACAAGATCGACGCGATCGGCCATGAGCGTCAGAGCCTCGGTGTCGTCGAGATCACCACGCCGACCGGCGCGACCAAGGCCGACAAGGACAAGCTCCGGCGTGCAGCCCGCAACCTCCGTGCCAACGAGTCGTCCTACATCGAGCACCCGGACGGCTACATCGTCCAGTTCATGGACATGAAGGCCGCGACCCTCAAGGACGTCGAGCCGAGCATCAACCACCACGACCGCCAGATCATGAAGAACGTCCTGGCTCAGTTCCTGGAGATCGGCGCCGCTGGATCGAGCGGGACCAAGGGAGCTTCGGAGGACCACAGCCGGCTCTTCGACATGGGTACGCAGAACGTCGCCTACAGCGTGCGAGACGCGCTCCAGGCTGTCATCCACACGCTGGTCGACCTGAACTTCACCGGACGGGACTACCCGACGATGCGCGCCGGCAAGACCGGGGACGAGAACTTATCCCTCATCAGCGAGGCTGTCACGAAGTACGTCACCGCTGGTGCACTTCACCCACGGGCTGAGGACGAGAACAGCGTGCGCAAGTCGCTCGGTTGGGCCGAGGTCGAGCAGGAAGAGCTCGAGGAGCTGTACGAGAAGAAGGAACCGGTCGCCGTTGTGCCAGCCGTTCCAGCCGAGGACGTCGAGGTGAAGGCCACCGCCAAGGAACTGAAGGCGCTCCGAGCGAGCGTTGAGGCTGCGCTCTATGAGCCGACAAGCAAGGCTGCTTAGCGCCCACGCCCACCTCACCGCCGCGATCCGCGAAGGCGAGCAGTGGGAGGCAAGCTATAAGGCGTCGCTGGCCACGTTCAAGCGGCTGATCCGCGAGGAGGCCGCGCTGCAGGCTGATGTGAACGGGTACCTGCTCGGGCTGTCCGAGCGCATCCCTCAGATCGTGAACCTGTTCGAGGTAGAGCTACGGTCCATCCAGGCCGACGCCGTACCTCCTGAGAGCGACGACGTCTGGAAGATCGAGATCGCGCTCCTGACGGCTGCCGTCCGGGACCACCTCGTCGAGCTGGCTGTGATGGGCGCCAACGCAGGGGAGGAGATATACCTCAGGCCGCTGGGCTTCACCACGCTCAGCGAGTCGATCCAGAGGGCCGCCGACAAGTACACCGCCGGCCTCGTGTCGGGCGTCACTAAGACCACCCGTCGCTACATCCAGCAGTCGATCCGCACGAGTATCGCGCAGGGCGAGGACCTGGACGCCATGGTGGCGCGCATCCGACTGCGGGTGAGCAACCCGATCCGCGCCGAGATGATCGCGCAGACCGAGAGCGTCAGCGCGTACCAGCGCGGCATCGAGGACTTCGCCGTCTCGTCGGGTGCCGAGAGCAGCACGTGGGACGCGCTCCTGGGCGCCTGCCAGCTCTGCCGACCTCTAAACGGCGTGACGAAGCCACTGGGGGCGCTGTTCACGCTCGGCAACGGCGCCGAGGTCTCGATGCCACCAGGCCACACCCGATGTCGCTGCGGCCGCATCATCAACTACCCGAATTAGCGTTGACAGAAATGAGACGTGTCTTCATATTGAGGGCATATGGCAAAAGCGGTACAACGACTAATCAAGATCTCGGCAGATGCCGATGGCAATGGACCGTCCAGCATCCACCTGATGAGCGCCGGCCACTGGCACACGCCGTGGCACGGTGCATTCGAGATGACGAGCGACGATCTTGCCGACATGGTCACGAACTTCGAGGCCGGCGTTGGCCTCGTCGCGGAGAACAAGAACCGCGCACCGCTGAACTACGGCCACGACATGGGCGGCAAAGCCGCAGTGTGGATCACTGGCCTGTTCCTCGAGAACGACGGCACCGAGCTGTGGGGGAGCGTCAAGTGGACGCGGGAGGGCGCTCGCTCTCTCAAGGAAGAGGAGTACGCGTACATCTCGCCTGAGTGGAACCCGCGGGACTTTCCGTGGGAGAACCCTGAGGTCGAGGGTGAGTTCGTCGATAACGTCTTCACCGGCGCGGCGCTCACCAACATCCCATTATTCAAGAAGCTGAAACCCGTCATGGCGTCTCGCGACGCTGGCGGCAGCGATAAACACAACGAAGGAGAATCTATGGACCTAGCCACACTACGTGCCAAGAAGGCAGACGAGTTGACCGACGAGGAGAAAGCATTCCTCGCTGAGCACAAGACAGAACTCACCGACGACGAGCGCACAACGTTCGGACTCGTCGATGCAGAAACCGAAGAAGAGAAGACCGCTCGCGAGGCTCAGGAGAAAGCTGACGCAGACGCGAAGGCTGAGGCTGACCGCAAGGCAGCTGAGGAGGCCAAGAACGTTCAGGCGAGCGCTCATGGGCTCACAGCGTCACAGATCCAACAGCTACAGGCCGACGCGAAGGCTGGCCGCGAGGCACAGCAAGAACTGCTGAAGACACGCCTCACAGCGTCCGTCACAGCACACATCGAGCGCGGGGCGATCAAGAGCGACCAACTCGACAGCGCCGTCAGCATCCTGATGGCGTCGAGCGACGCACAGCGCACGAGCCTCACAGCGTTCCTCGAGGCGCTCCCTACCAACACGCTCATCGCATCTGCGGAGAAGGGTGACGGCGGCGAGCCAGTCGCGGTCGAACTGACCGACGAGGACAAGAGCCTCGGCAGCGACTTCGGCAACACGCCGGAAGAGATCGCTGAGTACAAGAAAAAAGAAGCAGCCGCAGCGGCTGGTAAATAGGAAGGATCAAGTACATGGCTAACTTAACAGCATCACGTCCAGACCAAAGGCAAGAAGGCATCCTCGTTAATGTTCCTCTGGCTGCGTCTACGAAAGTCTTCGCCGGAAGCAACGTGAACTACAACGCGGCAGGCTTCGCAAAAAAAAGCATCCGACACGGCAGCAGAAGTGTTTGCCGGCGTCGCGATGGAGACCAAGGACAGCGCAGGTACGCAGGACGTCGACAAGTACGTTCGTGTCTGGAAAGAGGGCGTGTTCTCAATGAACTGTACTGGCGCTACTCAGGCCTGGGTGGGCCAGCTCGTACACAGCGTGGACGACAACCTCGTTGCCCTAGCTGCGACTACAACCAACGACGTTGTCGTGGGCCGAGTGGTTCAGTTCGTATCAGCAACTGAAGTGCGCGTAAAAATCTATGGTCTAGGGAAGGAATCCACTAGATGACAGTTATCACCAAGGAGTTTCTACAAGGACTCAACACGAACATCAACATCTCATGGCAGAAACGCTTTGACAGTGCTCCAAACGCGGACCTGTGGAAACAGATCGCGATGCCCGTCAACAGCAAGAACATCAGCGAGAAATACGCATGGCTCGGAGCCGTTCCAAGTCTTCGCGAGTTCAAGTCTGAGCGCATCCCTGGCTCACTAAGCGTCTTCAACTACGAGATCACGAACAAGAAGTTCGAATCGACCCTCGACGTCGACCGCGACGCACTCGAAGACGACCAGCCCAACCAGATCATGCTGGCCGTCAACGCACTGTCTACCAAGGCTGCGCAGGCGTACACCAAGCTGATCACCGCAGCGTTCAAAGCTGGGTTCAGCACACCGATCTTCGACGGCAACAACTTCATCGACACGACTCACGTAGTGAACGGTGTCAGCACCGGCTCGAACTACCTCGGCACAGCGAAGGACCTGACCGGCGCGAACACTGACGCCGCTGAACTGCTCTTCGCCAGACAGACAGACGACAAGGGCGACCCACTCGGCTATGGCGGTACACACCTGATCGTTGGTCCGTACAACTACGCAGCGGCGAACGCCCTCGTGAACGTACCGACTCTTGCCGGTGGTGCAGCGAACCCGTACTACCAGCGCTACCAGATCGTGAAACTGCCGTACCTCAGCGTCACGGACAAGATGTGGGCTCTCGCTGACCTGAACGAAGGCCTCCTTCCGTTCGTCATGCAGATCCGCACCGCCATCACGCTCGTGGCGAAGACCGACTTGAACAGCGACCGCGCGTTCGACAAGGACATCTTCACCTGGGGTACACGTGCACGTCACAACGCCGGCTACGGCAACCACCAGCTCATCGTTGGTGCGGTAGCGAACTAGGCGGCTGACCATGGCTGACTACAAGGTCACACTCCCATGGGACTTCCCATACGACCAGCGCACCCGCGCTGGCGTCACGGTAACGAAGGCGTACGGCTACGAAGGCCCGCTGACCGCTGAGCAGGCCGACGAGATCGAGGCTGATGGCCAGTTCGTCGTCGAGCAGATCGAAGCGGCAACGCAGGACGATCCGAGCACGAAGCCTCTCACCAAGGCTGAAATGCTGGCGCAGGCTGAGGCCGACGGGTTGACGCTGATCGTCACAAAGGACAACACCCGTGACGAGATCGTTGCGGCGATCGACGCGGCGACGCAGGACTAGTTCTAGAAGCCTGCAAGACGTGCACCTCTCAGGAGGTGCTTTTCTTTTCCGTAAAGTCTATTCCTAGATACGGTCGAAGTGATGCGAGAAAAGCGGCGATAGCTTCGTCATAGGCTACGTCTGAGCGCATGTACTCTTCATCAGCACTCCCCAATGCGGCCATAGTCCGAAGTGGAATCCCCTTCCACAGGATATCTTTCGCTCGGTCGGCAACCTCCGTTGGTCCATATACGGACATCTCGTTGAAAGACTTGAACATTGCTTCGATTTCAACATCCGCTTCCGCCTCAAGCCTTTGCTGCTCGACTACGGGGTCTGGAGTGCGCCTGCTGCCCTTCATGCCAAGCTGGCTCATCTGTAGCGCGATGTCACCAAGTCGACGGGCCTTTGTCAACATGCTGAGACCAATCCGACGATAATCCTCTTGATACTTGAGAGCATCCTCGCGTTTTTCGAGACGGTTGGTTTCTGCGGCGCGCTCCGCAGATGCTTGAGCTGCAATAGCGAGAGCTTCTTTGCGGCGAGCGTTATTTGTTATTCCGGCGGTGAGGAGCGTGCTCCCGAGCGTGAGTGCGCCGGTCAGCACTAGAGGCAGTGCATCAGTCAAGCCTGTCGCAAGATTCGTGAGGTTCTGTTCTGATAACAGAAGATCGATGAAACTTGGGCCCGGGGCGCTAGAGGCCGCTGAAAGCATATGACTCCAATTGGTCTTGTGTCGGGCTTTTCGCTGCCTTCATGCTAGCAGCGACGCAGGACTAGGACGCATCAAGCGGACCGAGACCATCCCTCAGTGGGTGCTCTTTTTGTTGAGGAGCGTCACGTCTTCTACACCCAGGTGACTCCGCATATGGCCGATTAGGTTGGATTTAGCGTCGATGAAGTACCTGTCTGCTCGAATCTGAGCGTCAGGTTGCTTAGCGTCCATGGTCGCATTACAGGCCGCCACCACTCTATTTAGCTCAACGGTGATGTCGGTTGGTGCTAGCAACATGCATTCCGTAAGTTGCACCTTTAGGGTCATCATCAGCTGCATTCGGGACGCGGTCAGCTCGTTGGATTGCTTGATAGTTGCGAGCACGTTGGTCGAATTGGAGATGAGCCGGAGACTGACAGTTCTGTCGAAGATCTGTTCAGTGGTGGACAGCAGCTCTGTGACGAGACGTACGGTGTCTCGCTCGAAACGCAGCGCGTCCTCACGAGCGCTGTTTCGCTCGTACACCTGGCGCTCGTCTGCGCGCGCGAAACGACGGTTGATCACCGTTGTGAGGAGTGTAACGGCGAACGTGACGGTCGCAGTCAACAGGATCGTAATCAGCTGAGCAAAGTCAGTCACAGTCGCAAGCTCCAAGAATCGGACAAGGTAGATAAGTGCTTAGTCAGTTGCGGATACACTCGGACTCCACATGGATGTGCCAGCGGCATCGATGTGCAGGATGGTGCGAATTGTGGAGATGAATTGTCCCTGCGCTGCGCCCACGGCGTCAGAGATGGCTTGCTCTGTCTCCGGAGTTGCCCTCATCAAAGACTGCGTAGCGTCACCGAGCTTTTCGGCTGCGACATATAAGGCATCGGGGGCGTAAATCATCATGGCGGCTCTTGCGTTACCAAGAATTATGAGTTGTTCTACGAGTTTGAGCAGGCTGTCGTGCTCGTCAGGGCCAGGCTCGTCGACAATCTTCATCCGGGATCGAGCGATCCACCGCCCAGCAGAAAGCGCTTCGTTCGAAGCAGCGAGCGTCTCGATGCCCATCTGTCGGATGTCGGCGATCCATCGAAGCTCATCTGCTCGGTCGTGCTCGACCTTGGCATCCTCTTTCGCACTTCTACGGTCGCGCTCATAGACAACGTCGGCTCGGCGGTTGTTGCGCCAACTGAGGAACAGAGCCGTCCCTAGACCGATTAGTGCACCACCTGCTACCGGCGTTATTGCGGTGAGGAACTCCCAGAATGAGCTGTCCCAGAAAGCGTCGATCGTGAGTCCCCTTTGTGTGTTCAATGTCGGGTCAATGTGTTTTATTAGGAGGTAGATGGAATTTGATTCTCACGGCAACTTAGCTCAGTCTCTCCTGGCCGCCGTGCCAGTGGAACGAGTGACGGGCACTGCCTTCAAGGTCTCGCCCGGCGACGGCCAGCTCTTCGCTCCCAACATGCCTGTGACCCTAGCGCCGTACGGCAAGGACCCGAGCTACGACAACGCTGAGATCGCACGGATCACTTCAGTCAGCTGCGACAGCCTTGTACTCGAACGTGGGACAGAGGGTTCAATCCCGAAGATCGTGCAGGTTGGGTGGGTCATCGCAGGAACCGTGACAGCAGGCACCCTCGAGGCGATCGAAGACGCGGTACTTACGAAGGCGGACCAGACGTACGTCGACGAGCTCGTTGATGGGCTCGATCTACGCGGCGACGTGCGCACAGTCGCCGGCCGCACAGGCAACGTCGTCCTCTCCAAGGCCGACGTCGGCCTCAACCTGGTCGACAACACGTCTGACGCAGCGAAGCCCGTTTCCGCGCCCGTACAGACGGCTCTGAACGCGAAGTACAACGCGAGCAACCCGGCTGGGTATGTAGACGCGTTCCAAGCCGCTGCATCCGCGCCCGTACAGACGGTCGCGGGCAGGCAGGGCGCCGTCACCCTCGCGAAGGGTGACGTGGGGCTCGGCAACGTGGACAACACCAGCGACGCGAGCAAGCCGGTGTCAGTGGCGACGAGCAGCGCACTGGCGCTCAAGGCTCCTCTGGCATCACCGGCGTTTACCGGGACACCCACCGGCATCACGAAGGCGCACGTCGGTCTCGGGAGCGTCGACAACACCAGCGATGCGGCGAAACCGGTCAGCACAGCGCAGGCGACGGCGATCGAAGTACGACGAACGGTCACCCGGACAGTCGACTCAGCGGGCGCGGACGTCATCGTCACGGGCGCTGCTGACCAGACGCCCGTCAACGCCGCCATCGCCGCCTTGTCATCAACAGGGGGAGAGGTCCTCGTCCGAAGGACCCTCTACTTGACCGCGCCGATCGTGGTGAACGTGTCGAACGTGAAGCTCCGTCTGATGACGGGAGCACGAATCATCGCAGCCACTAGCTTCTCGGGCGGCCTGATCGAGCTGAACGGGCAAGTCGGCGGCCTGGTCAACGTCGTGATCGAGGGAGATCAACAGTCTCTCGATTGCGGCGGGTTCGCGAACGTCCAGGCGATCGTGATCAAGGGCGGCACCTACAGCCCGACGACGTTCGTGGACAACGTATTGATCCGTGGACTCAAGTTCACCAATGGCGGGACCAACGCAGGGAACGTCGGCCACGTGACGGTTTACAGCGGGAGATCCATAACGGGTGGTCAAGATCGCGGCGCGGTTGCGAACCTGACCTTTCGCGAAGTCGATTTTGGCGGCGCCTCGAAGTACCACGTGTTTGTGCAGGGGAACTCCGTCCGCGGCCTGTATTTCTACAGCTGTCGCTTCCACGATGGCCTGACGCCTTTTAGCTTCGGATGGAATCAGCCGGCGAAACGAAACGACTCCTTGTCTGGCGTCCGCTCTAATCGTGATCTCCTTTTTCACGAGTGCGAATGGTTCTCGATGAACAGTTCGAGTGTCACCGGTTTCACCATCAACGACGTGGCTCGAACAGGCTGGCGTAACATGCGCTTCGTGGGTGGCAGAGCGCAGGGCCACGGCATTGATTTCTCTTCGGCACCCATCCCAGCCAACCAGGAGTTCTTCGCGAACGTTCACAGTGCCTTGAATCTACAGTTCATGGGGTTCAGCTGGGTCGATGTTAAGACGATCTTCTCGATTGGCCAATCAAACAATGGCAACTACTACCAAGCAGATCCGACCGTTGCGCTTCAGATCAAAAATTGCTTCATGTATCACTGCTACAACTTCATGGACGAAGATGCAGCAATCGCAGTTGACATCGACGGCCTATATGTCTACGAGATGTACCTGAACCTTAACTTGGGCTATTCGCGCCATTCTCCTACTCGACTGCGCAACGCATTTATCTACAACCCAGTGGTGAAACTGACAGCGGCGCCGGAAGTCGCGAGTATAGAGACTGCGGCAATCTACCTGACGCCTGACAATCACGAGATCTCCAACGTGATCATCAAGGACGATCGGCTCCTGCCAAACCCGACACTTGCCCCGGTGCTTTCGGCCGTCACTTTGAGTGGTGCCCCTGGAGGAACCTTTTTCTTTGCTTACAGCTGGACGAACGATACTGGCGAGACGGTGATAAGCAGTCTGTCTAGCCTCACGGTTGCCTCCGGACAGACGGTAAAGGTCACACACCCATACTCCTCGACCTATAGCCCGCCATCAGGTGCGAAGCATGTACGGATATACGGCCGTCTCACGTCCAGTGTGACCGCTCAGGACACGATCCCGGTTCCGTGGCACCTCGAGTACGAGTCGGACGTTGCAACCACTGGTGCTGCGCTGAACTGGAACCTCCCACTGTCCGGGTTGGTCGCGGGCGTAGACGCACCTCTCGCGAACACGACCACGACGCGGGTGAAGGCTGGGATCTGGGAAGTGAGCGGAGGCAACACGACGGGAATCGCTTCGCGCTACTTCAGCAACGCCTTCTACGGCATCGCTGGGGCGAAGGAGATCGTCGAGGTTGCTGGATACTCACGCAAGCGCTGGGACAACATCAGCAACCCGACACTCATCGCAGGCGACGACGTCTTCCTCGATTTCGACTACAACTCGCCCACTTTCAAGGGCGCGATCGCGACCGCCGTCGCGGCTCGCTCCGCTGCCACCACCCTCGACGCCACTCACTGCTCAGTCGAGCTGAACACGACCGCCACCCAGACCCTGCCAGCCCTCGCGACCTGCCAGGGCCGCATGTACGAGTTCGTCAACATCAACGCCGCCGCCGCGACGATCAAGGGCAACGGCTCCGAGCTGATCGGCAACGTGACAACGGCCAACACCTACACGCTGCCGTCCGGCGCAACGGTGACGCTGAAGGCGTTTCCGAGCGCGTGGCGAGTCGTCTAG